TGCTGCAACCGAGCATGATCCTATTGACGTTCTTTCTCACATGGCCCGTCTTCTTGACGAAGCTAATGTACCTGAAGAAGGTCGCTGGTTCTTGGCTAATCCAGAGTTTTATGAAGTCCTTGTACAAAGTTCTTCTAAGCTCTTGTCAGTTGACTACAACGCTGGTCAGGGTTCCATCCGTAATGGCTTGGTAAGCTCTGGTAAGCTTCGTGGTTTTGACATGTACAAAACTAACAACATTGCTGCAACTTCTAACGCTGCAGGTCAATGTCTTGCTGGTCACATGTCTTCTACAGCTACGGCTCAGACGATTACCAGCACAGAAGTAATTCGTGACCCAGATAGCTTTGGTGACATTGTACGTGGTCTTCACGTATACGGTGCCAAGGTACTGCGACCAGACGCTCTGGTTTCAGCTTTCTACGGAATCGACTAATAGGAGCGGGGGTGTAAAAGCCCCCAATCTTTTATAAGGAATTAAACATGCCGCAAATAGGTAATAACGATAATCCAGTAATGTTTAGGAAAGCGATTGTATCTAAGGATAGTCGTTTTCGTAAGGGTTTTGATAAAGATAAGTATCAAGAAAACTATAATCGTATCTTTGGCAATAAGACAGAATTAGAAATAGCTAGGGAGAACTCTAAAACTTTTAGCATGGAGCAGGAATAATGAAAAAGAAAATGTATAGCAGAGGTAGTAAAGTAGGTTATGCTAAAGGTGGGTACGCTTCTATTTCTGATATGGAAAAACGATGCGCTAGTAAAACAGCTAAAAAAACAAAACAATGAAAGTAGACGCCCCTAAAGGATACCATTGGATGAAAGAAGGAAAGTCTTTTAAGATTATGAAAGACCCTAAAGATGGTTTCAAACCTCACAAAGGCGCAAGTAAATCGGTCGATTTTCCAATTAAAAAGGCACACTAATGGCTACTTTTCTAACTTTGGCTAACGAACTTCTTAGAGAAATGAACGAAGTAGAGCTTACAAGTTCTAGCTTTGCTTCTGCTGTCGGTATTCAACAGCACGTAAAAGATGCCTTGAACAGAGCTTACTTAGATATTGTTAACGAGGAACCGCAATGGCCTTTTCTTGCAGTTAATTTAAGTGGTGAAACTGACCCCATGTACGGAAATGCGTATGTAGAAACGGTAGTAGGTCAGCGTTGGTACACCTTAAAGCCTACAAGCAGTTCTTTAACTACTGACTACGGCTACATAGACTGGGATAACTTTTACTTAACGACTGTGGGTGTAGACGGCGAGACTGCCCCTTACACTGCACGTAACCTACGCTTTACTACTACAGAGGCGTGGAAAGACTACAGACGTATTTCAGAAAACCTCGACGATGCAGATACACAACAGTATGGTGTACCCGACAGAGTTATTAAAAGCCCTGACAACCGTAAGTTTGGATTAAGTAACATCCCTGATAAAGTATATCGTATTTGGTTTTACGCTTACGCCTTGCCCACAGAGTTATCTGCTTTTGGAGATGAGGTAGTATTCCCTAATACTTATAAACCTGTTCTTTTAAATAGGGCTAGGTATTACGTATATCAATTTAAAGAAAGCCCTCAGTTCTCTGCATTCGCACTTGAAGATTATAAGCGCGGTCTAAGACTTATGAAGTTAAATCTTATCAGTCCCGGCCCCGGTGAATTTAAAGATGATCGAACGAGGTTTATTTAATGTCACAGCCGTTTGGTCTATCAGCTAAAGGTGGATTATATACCAGCCTTAACCAGCTTGAGATGCTTGGTCAGCCCGGAATTGCTTCTAAGCTTACAAACTTTGAGGTAGATACTGACGGTGGTTATAGACGAATTAACGGCTTCAGTGTGTTTGGTGGTGCCTCAGCCGCTAAACCTAACGGATCTAATAAAGTATTAGGCATTAGAGGATACGCAGACGGAGTAATAGTTTGCTCAGGTACTGGTATATTTTTCAGTCAAGACGGTACTTCATGGATTTCAATATCAAAATCTAGCGTACACAGCAGCGGCGACAACTATTCTACTTTTACAGGTCGTTCAGATTTAGCACGTACTAATCAAAAGCAGACTAACTTTTCATTCTTTGAAGGTCTTTCTGATTACGGTGAAATTCTTATATGTGACGGCGTTAATAAACCTTACTTTTTTAGAATGACAGGTACAGGTAATCTAAACACAAGAACTTTTTTTGCAGGTGAGGTTACAGTATCAGGCAGCGTTGCTCCATCAGTAGGTACTATACACGACAAGCATTTTGTAGTTGCTGGTGCTGGTACAGCTTCTAACACTATTTATTATAGCCATACTAACGACCCTGATAACTTTTCAGGAACTGGTGCAGGATCAATTGTTTTAGAAGATCAGGTAGTAGGACTAGCCAGTTTTCGTGATGACTTAATTATTTTTTGTAGAAACAGTATATTTAAGCTGCTTAACATAAATGATTCTAACTCAATTGTAGTGCAGCCGGTTACAAAAAACGTAGGTTGCATGGATGCACAGAGTATTCAGGAAATTGCAGGTGACTTGTTGTTCCTAAGCCCTGATGGGTTAAGAACTGTTGCAGGTACGGTACGAATTGGTGACGTTGAGTTAGGGACTGTAAGTAGACCTATCCAGCCTACTATTAAAAGCATAGCTGCTAATATAGATAATTTAGATGTCACAAGTGCTGTACTAAGAAGTAAGTCACAATACAGATTATTTTATAATACAAACGGCACAGCTAATACCGCTGCTAAAGGAGTTATAGCTACTTTAACTAATGACGGATTTCAGTTCTCAGAAACTATAGGTATTAAAGCTACGGCCTTAACTTCAGATTTAGATACAGACGGTATTGAACAAACGTGGCACGGTGACACAGACGGGTATATTTACAATCACGATGATGGTAATTCTTTTGATTATGGCGGTACTCCTGCTGATGTAACTTCAGCCTACCAAACACCTAATTTAGATTTTGGAGATGTAGGTACTAAAAAAACTATTCGGTATGTGCGAGTTTCTGTAAGTCCAGAAGGCGGAATACAGCCTACACTCCGTGTACGTTATGACTATGAAGACCCTACAATTGCACAGCCTTTAGATTATGTTTTAGATAGCATACCTCTACCTAGTATTTTTGGAACAGGTAAGTTTGGGGCTAACGTATTTGGAGCAGCTTCCGACCCCTTAATTAGACAAGCAGTGCAAGGCAGTGGAAACACTGTAAGTTTTGTAATAACAAGCACAGATAAACTAGCACCCTACACAGTGAATGGTCTTTACGTAGACTACACTCCATCAGGAAGGAGATAATAAATGGCTCAGAGCTATACCCGACAAAGTACATTTGCTGACGGAGATACGATTACAGCAACTTTATTTAACAATGAATATAATCAGTTAGTTAATGTTTTTGCATATTCTGATAGCAGCGCCGCTACTACTGGTCACAGGCACGATGGAACCGCAGCACAGGGCGGTAATATCCCTCAGATTGGTGACTTAGATTTTAAAAATAAAATTGTAGTAGACTCTACAAATAACAGATGGGGAGTGTTTGTTGAAGTTAGTGGAACGGCTGTTGAACAAATCAGGATTCAAGATGGTGCAATTGTTCCTGTTACTGATAGCGACATTGATTTGGGTACATCCTCATTGGAGTTCAAAGATCTATTCTTGGATGGAACCGCTCATATTGACACTCTTGATGTCGATGTCAACGCCACGATTGCTGGAACTTTAGGGGTTACAGGAGCTGCTACTCTTTCTAGTACACTAGCGGTCACAGGAGCTGTTACAGGCTCTAGTACAATTCAAGGCACGACCATTACAGCTACTACAGCTTTTGTTCCTGACGCTTCTGACGGAGCTTCACTAGGGGGAGTTAACCTTCAGTTCAGTGATCTTTTCTTAGCTGACGGTGCTCTTCTTGCTTTTGGAGACGATCAAGACGTAACAATTACCCACCTTGAAGACGCTGGTTTATTGTTAAATGGTGCGAGAGGTTTATTCTTTAACGATACTACTCAATACATTAATGCTCCTAGCGGCACGGTACTGGATATTGCAGCAACAGATGAAATTGAACTTACTGCAACCTTAATAGATATTAATGGTGCTGTAGATATTTCAGGTAATTTAGATGTAGGTGGTAACTTAGTAGTAACAGGTACGACTACTTTTAACGGTGGTACACTTACTTTAGGTGATGCAGCTTCAGACAATGTTGTGTTTGGTGCAGATGTAAACTCAAGTATTATTCCTAATACTGATGCTACTTTTGATCTAGGAAGCTCTTCACAGGAGTGGAGAGACTTGTACGTAGACGGTACAGCCTATGTAGATGCTATTAATTTTAACGGTACTGCAATTTCAGCTACTGCCGAAGAATTAAATATTATGGACGGGGTTACAGCTACAACTGCTGAACTCAACATTATGGATGGCGTTACAAGCACAGCCGCTGAGATAAACATCTTAGATGGTGTAACTAGTACAGCAGCAGAGCTTAACATCCTTGACGGTGTGACAAGCACAGCAGCAGAGATAAACCTCCTTGATGGCGTAACAAGCACTACAGCAGAACTTAATATCCTAGACGGCGTTACAGCCACAGCAGCCGAAATAAACATCTTAGATGGTGTGACCTCAACTGCTACAGAGCTTAACCTTCTTGACGGTGTAACTTCTACGACTGCAGAACTTAACATCTTAGACGGTGTTACAGCTACTGCAGCAGATATAAACCTAATAGACGGTATCACTAATGGCACGGTAATCGCTAGTAAAGCTATTATTACTGATGCAAACAAAGACATTAGCGGTGGTCGTAACATTACTATTAGTGGCGAGTTAGACGCTGGATCTTTAGATATTTCAGGCGATGTAGACGTTGACGGTACGTTAGAAGCTGATGCAATTACAATAGCTGGTATTACTTTAGCAGAAACTATTTCTGATACTGTAGGAGCTATGGTTACTTCTAATACTGAAAGCGGCATTACAGTAGCTTACGACGACTCAGACAACACCCTAGACTTTACAGTCGGTACTCTTAACCAAGACACTACAGGCAACGCAGCAACTGCTACAGCTTTAGAGACTGCTAGAACTATTGGTGGTGTGAGCTTTGACGGTACTGCAAACATTACTCCTACAACTTTTACAACTGCTACATTCTCTGGAGACGTTAATGTAGATAGCGGTGTATTATTTGCTGATGTAAGCGCCAACAGGGTTGGTATTAATCAGGCTTCTCCTGATGTGTCTTTAGACTTAGGGGCCAACACAGACGCTGTACATATTCCTGTAGGTACTACGGCTCAAAGACCGGGAAGTCCTGCAGCAGGTTACTTTAGATATAACGCTAGTCTTTCACAGTTTGAAGGCTATACAGATGCTTGGGGCGCTATTGGCGGTGGAGGCACTAACACCTTTACTCACGATGTATTTACTTGTAACGGCTCCACTACTGCTTTTGCTTTAAGTCAGTCTACAGAATCAGAAAACAACTTAATTGTTTTTATTGACGGTGTATTCCAAGAACAGGGTGCTTATAGCATTGCTACTTCTTCAGGAACAACTACACTTACATTAAGTGCTGCGCCCGTTAATGGACGTAAGCTAGTAGTCTATAGCGTAGCTGCTGGTGTATCTGGATCTAACTTAAACATTGACAGTATGACAGGTGATGGCAGTGATACTACGCTTACGTTGTCTATAAACCCTGTAAATGAAAACAACACTCAAGTATTTGTTGATGGTGTATATCAGAGCAAGTCTAACTATAGTATCTCTGGAACTACTTTAACGTTCTCTACGGCTCCTCCAACTGGCAGTGCTGTAGAAGTAATGACAATGACTCAAACAGATGTTAACGTGCCTGTTGATGGGACTATTACGTCTGCTAAGTTATCTGGGGATTTGGTTACTCCAAGCAGCTTAACCGTTACTGGTGATTTAATTACTACTACGTCAGGAACGTCTAACTTTGTAGCAGGTGTCAACGCGGGTAACAGCATTGCAAGCGGTGGTAACTACAACGTAGTCTTGGGCGATGAAGCAGGTACTGCGATTACGACAGGTGATCAGAATGTATTATTAGGATATGGTGCAGGTGATGCAATTGTTTCTTCAAGCAATAATGTTGCAGTTGGTAACTTAGCTTTATCTGCTGATACTTTAGGTGGAAGGTCAGTTGCTATTGGAGCTTCTGCTTTAACAGCACAAAATTTTACATCATCCACAAACGCTTACAATGTAGCAATAGGTTTTACAGCAGGAGCCGCAATTACCACGGGCACACTTAACACCCTCATCGGTGGTCTTGCGGGTGACGCTTTAACTACTGGCGCAAGCAACGTAGCAGTGGGTTATAGCTCTTTAACGTCTGCTACAACATCGGAAAAAAACACAGCCGTGGGTCGAGACTCTTTAAAAGCTAATACTACAGGTTATGAAAACACTGGTGTTGGCTTTCAAGCAGGAAACGGCACAACAACAGGCTTGAGAAACTCAGCATTTGGCGCGGGTGCTTTGTACACAAATACTACAGGCTCCTACAACACTGCTATTGGTAAGAGTGCCTTAATTCTTAATACTACAGCAAGTAACAATACTTCGGTGGGGTATGAGTCTTTAAAAGCAAACACCACGGGTGCTCAGAACACAGCAGTGGGTTCTAGGTCTTTATTAACAAATACCACAGCAGCTAACAATACCGCTGTTGGTTTTGAGGCACTCCGCGATAACACCACTGGCACAATCAATACTGGATTAGGCAGAAGGGCACTAGCAAAAAACACAACTGGTGCAAACAACACTGCTGTTAGTTACTCTCTGGGTAGTAATACTACAGGAAGCTATAATACAGCAATGGGTAATTCTGCTCTAAACAACAACACCACAGGCTCTAACAACTCCGCATTTGGTTACGATGCTTTAGTCGCTAACATCACAGGCTCACAAAATACTGCTGTTGGTAGGTTTTCTTTAGATGCTTTGACAGTAGGTAGTGCTAATGTGGCACTTGGTAATGCTGCTCTATCTTTAGACACTCAAGGCAGTAAAACAACCGCAGTAGGTAATGCTGCTCTAGGTAATCAAAACTTTACTTCTGCGACAGACACTTTTAACACTGCCGTGGGTTATAACGCAGGTTATGCAGTCACCACGGGGACAATCAATACGCTTATCGGTGCTTTAGCTGGTGACGCTTTAACAAGTGGTAATTCAAATGTTGCAGTGGGTTTTACAGCTTTAAGCGCAGATACACAAGGCGATAGGAATATAGCTATTGGTGTTAATGCTTTAGCACAGCAAAACTTTACATCAAGCACAGATTCTTACAACGTAGCAATCGGGTATGTCGCAGGCGGATCAGTCACTACAGGCTTAAAAAACACCTTCGTGGGTGGTCTTTGCGGCGATGCGACTGTTGACAGCAGTGACAATACAGCAGTTGGATACCTTGCTTTAAGTGCAGATTCTGGTGGAACGAACACTGCGGTTGGGGCTGAAGCATTAAAGCCAGCCACAGGCTACGACAATACAGCAGTTGGGATTAAAGCAGGTGCATCAGTTACAACTGGCGCTAATAATCTTCTTTTGGGCCACGATGCAGGACTCACAGGAAGCCCCGGCGGTAAAATTAATACGCAGAGCCATAATATCGTTCTTGGAGATGAAAATATTACTGCTGCGTATATTAAAGTAGATTGGACAGTAGGTTCCGATGCGCGAGACAAAACAGACTT